GGCGGTCAACCGATCCTCAGTCGACTACACACAATAGATGAGCCGGCCGGGAAGGTAAGAGTTGTCGCGATCTGTGATTATTGGACCCAAGTTGCTTTAAAGCCGGTGCATGAATTCCTCTTTACCCTTCTCAAGGGACTCGCGTCTAATGATGCGACCTTTGATCAGGATGGAGTTGTTCAGGCATACTTCGAAAGGGACTTAAGTCCCCATTGGAGTTTCGACCTTAAAACAGCAACCGATTCAATCCCTCTTGCACTGTATCGTACAGTGCTATATCCTCTCCTTCGAGCCGAAGGAGAAGAGCCTGACGTCGTCAGGGAGAGAGTGGATCGGTGGGCTTCAATACTCACAGACCGTGACTTCTACCTCCCGGTAGATAAGGATCAAGAGGTCCCACAGAAAGTCCGATACGGTACCGGACAGCCGATGGGAGCACTGTCTTCCTGGGCGTCAATGGCCTTGGTGCACCATTCACTTGTGCAGTTTGCTCATTATAAAGCAACCTCACGGGTGGAGTGGTACAAGGATTATCTAGTATTAGGAGATGATGTCGACATAGCGACTCTAGAAACGGTTTCGACCGCGTATAGAGAGCTATGTGCAGATTTCTCGATTACCATTGGTCTTGCAAAATCGTTACAGTCCAAGCTGAACTGTTTCGAGTTTGCGAACCGAAGGTATATCCCTGCTGGTGACGTCTCACCGTTGTCTTTCCGTGAGGAGCTTGCATGCTCCACATGGACTCAACGTTTAGAATTCGCCAAAAGGATACTCCGAAGACTAGGGAAACCATTGACAGAGGTTTCTGCCTTACTACGTAGGGCAGTCACTTCAGCACAGTGGACAGTTCTCACTCCCGAGATGTCTGGTCGCCGGCCATTGTCGGTTACAAGACTAGTACATTATTGTTTACTTAACCCTCTACAGACGAAGTCTGCTAGGGAGGAGTTAAATATATCTTCCGTTCTCGACTGGATAACTTACGTTCTTCCAGAAGAGGATATTCCTAAAATTAGGAATATCAAGGTTGATAATGTACTAGCACGAAACCTAAGCCGACGGCTAATAGAACATCTTCGTGAGAAGATTTTCGAAGAGTTTCAGCGCAGGGTTGCAGGGGAGAAATTGTTCTCGTGGATGCACCTGGAAGCGACGAATGATCCGGTTATTAACCAGTTCAAACTACCGCTTGCAGCAATGCAAACACTTGGACAAAATACCCCTTTGGCAAACTCGATTTCCGGCCGGATCGGCCAGTTACCGAGAGTACCCGCCTGCGCCCGTTCTACCATTGATGCCGGTCTCGAAATCATTGACGAGCAAATTCTTGCTCATCGTGAAGTCGAGATGGCTCTCTCATTTGCACCGCCCCTTAGCCCAGTATTTTGGCAATATATACGTTTCTCGGTCTGGCAGACCAATAAGCGTATACTTGCTGATTTATTTAAGCTTTGGGATCGTGCAGATGATATGGTGAAACGACTGCCACCGTTAAGCGACCGGATGTACGAAAGAGATTTCGTTGCAGGCCCCGATTTCAATGTTGTACCGCTCGGCGAGTGGTTACAACTTTGGATCGATGTCTTATCACTGCCAAAGGCAGTGGTACTGGATTTAGGAAAATCCCTCAACTACAATCTAGACTATAATAGTGCTAGAGAGCAGTTGGATAGGAAATTCCGAGCTCCAGGCATGAAACCTCCCGAAAATCCGGAGACCATTTACGGTCCCTTACTCGAATTGGCCACTACTGTGGCGGAATTCGCGGGTGTCTCAATTCCTAATCTCCCATTCTTCGGCGACGCCAAGAAGGGGAAACAGTGGATCAAGTCCCTCTCTCGAGCCTCCGCTCGACATCGTCAATGGAGCACGACCGTTGCTCTTGTACGGCTCTCTGAGTCTTTTTCAGAGAAGCTGTATAAGAAGCCTCGATACGGCTCTCTTGCCTTTGTCTTGCAAGGTGAGGGGTAGGGGGCCCGGTTGGTTGCCGGGTGACAGTGTCCCTCTTCTAGTTTAAGAACTGGAGGGGGGGCCCTTTCGCTGATCCAAGTTGGTAGCTTAACTACCCGTCTAGTCAGAAACGTACGTTAACG